AGTAACTTTACCTCGTGGTACTTCAAAATTACCTGTAATTTCTTTAGGTTATAATATTATATCATTACGTCAAGGTGCTACTTTAACTATTACTCCTCAAACATTAAATTATTTAGGAGCTACTTCAACATTTGAAGCTAATGGTTATACTGCAACAATTGCTGATATTAGATTATTATCTTCATTTAATGGTACTGGAATTAATAATACAACAACTCCAACAGATGCAAATGCTACTACTGGAGCCGTATTAAGTAAATCTGTTCTAGGTACTTCATTTACCTTAACTGGTACAACAATTAACACATTATTTGGTACTTCAGCTACTCAATTATCAACTACTTTAACAGTAACTGGTAGAGATTCAGGAGCTAGAATTACTATTCCGGTAAACATAATTAAAGTAAATAACGCATAATATGTCATTCGTAAGATACGCCACTGATGATTCAGTAATAAGTTCAGAAACAGTAGTAAGAGGAATGTGGACTAACGATACCGCTAGTTTAACAACATTCTTTACTTCTAGTACTTCTACTAGTTCATACTATTTAAATGTTTATAATACTCAAGCTACATCATCACTACAATTTGCAGTTCAATATGCGCATGTAAGTGGTTCGGGTTCTGCTCCACTTAATACTAGTGTGGCAAGTAATACTCCAACTCGTATTGTTTACGGACAATATAGAAGCTTAATTTACAATGATGAAAATGCTTCATTTGTATTCGGAACACAAACATCTCCTAATTTTACAGTAATTAATATTGCTCGTTCACGCTATAAAGAATCAATTAAACCTGGTTCATTAACATTAAGATTATCAGGTTCAGGTGCTGGTTTAACTACATTAGTTTTAACAGATGATAGTATAGCAAGTGGTTCAATAACAAATTATATAGGATCAAACCGTTACTATAGTTTAGTTTCAGGTAGTGCTGGAGCAGTAACTTCTTCAAGAGCTGGGGCTAGTGGTAGTTATGGTTTATTATTCCCTGATTTAGGAGTAATTTTATTAAATTCATCTGCATTAGCTCAAACATCATCTGAAGGTGGTATTAATTTAGCGACCGGAAGTGTAGCTCTTTACAATGCAATATCAGGAAGTGGAGCATCATCATTTACACTTCAATCTGAAGAAACCGTGTCTTCCCGTTATTTCTTTACTAGAGTTAAAAATAGCGATTTTAATTACACAACTAATCCATCTATTATTAATAACAGTGGTAGTTTATTATATGATACTTTAATTAACAACCCACAAACTTATGTTACAACTGTGGGTATGTATAATGACAATAATGAATTATTAGCTGTAGCTAAATTATCTCGCCCGTTAGTTAAAGATTTTACTAAAGAGTCTTTGATTAGAATTAAATTAGACTATTAAAAATACTTAAATGGCTTCATTTAAAAGATTAAAAAGATCGGATGTAATATCCGTTCCATATGTAGCCAATAAAAATTGGGTTTTTGAATATTGCCCCTATCCTAAAAACGATCCTAATATAGCGATATATAAAGGAACCAACGTAACTGGTTCCTTTTCATCTAAAAGAGATCCAATTACTGAAGGACAATATGAGAGATTAGTCTACTCTCAAATAAATCACTTATATTACCAACAATATTCTTCTAGTGTTGAATTTCTTAATACTAGTTCATTGTTATCTTCTTTATATTATGATGGTGCTTCTCAAATAAGAGCTACAGGTTCTTATTTTGATTATAATGAAAACCCAAATTTAATTAAAAATTTCCCAACAGGAGCTTTAGAAGGTATTCGTGTATTATCTATTAATCAAAACTTATATGGTGAGAAAATTTTACCATATGCTTTTGAATTATCATCATCTGCATATTATGTTAAAGATGATGGTATAGGTAATTTGATAGACTATAAAAATTTTAATACTCATATAGGTAATATTTTTTATTCTCAAGGATTAGCTATAATCACAAGTCAAGATTATCAGTTAATGTTTCCTCTTCCTCCATTAGCTCAATTTATTCAAACTTCATTTTTAGATACTTTTTCACCTAAAACTGTAGATTTAACCGCGGCTAGTGATGGTAGAGGAGGAACTGTCGATGTTACATCTTATAAACTTAGCGGTCCATATGCTAGTTTATGTAGTGTGGATAGTAATGGTTTATTAACATTTAATGCTACTGATCCTGGGATTTATACTATATATTATACTTTTGATGCTGTATTAATTGATTCTTCTTGTGGAACTGAAAATAAAACTTTAACTAGTAATAGTGGAACTTTAGAAGTAATAATAAGAAATAACTGCGGATTTAAAGTAGCAGTAACAGAAACTACTGTAACTCCAGCTCCAACGACATCGCCAACTCCAGGACCAACATCTGCCCCAACAACTTCACCAACTACTTCACCTACAACGGCCCCAACTGCGGCCCCAGGATCAACTCCTCCTCCAACAACGGCGCCTACAACAGCACCTACTACTGCACCTACAACAGCGCCTACGACTGCTCCTACAACGGCACCTACAACAGCTCCAACAACTGTCCCAACTCCATCTCCAGTTGCTCCAGAATATCAATTATTAAATAGATGTGACGGTGGTGGTACTACTATATACTATTGGGATGGTGGTGGAATTTTAGATAGTGGTGATACAGTTTTGTCTGCTGTTGGAAATTGTTATTATCCAAACGGAGCATCATCAAATAATATAGTTGGATATGTTCCAATTAATGGTACTTTAAATAACTGTCCTGATGGATGCTATTAATATATAAATGAAAAGATTTACAGTAACACTTGATCCGATTTCGCCAACAGGTCCCTTCAATATATACTATATTGATCCGACAGGAACCTACGAGGCATTAAAATCAGATTTAGTGTCCCCTGCTATAAACATAATTTATGATGATTTATATAATGAAGGAAATGGGTATACTATATACACAAGTGATACTGTTCAATTTATAGATGTAATTAATGTTAAACCGGAATGCTATGAAACTTATAGAACTCCGTACCCAATTCCATCTCCAACTCCATCTCCAACAACATCACCTACAACATCACCTACAACTCCTCCAACAACATCACCAACAACTCCTCCAACTACGGCTCCAACTACGGCGCCTAGTACTGCCCCTACTACAGCTCCAACAACAGCTCCTAGTGCAGCTCCTACAACTGCACCTTCAACAGCACCTACAACAGCTCCTAGTTTGGCTCCGACAACGGCTCCAAGTGGGGCTCCAACATCTGCTCCTAGTACTGCTCCAACAACAGCTCCGACTACAGCTCCTAGTTTGGCTCCAACAACGGCTCCAAGTGGGGCCCCAACATTTGCTCCTAGTACAGCACCTACAACAGTACCTACGCCATCTCCAACTGAAGCTCCGACAACGGCTCCAAGTGAAGCTCCAACATTTGCTCCTAGTACTGCTCCAACCAATGCTCCAACTACAGCTCCTACTTCATCCCCAGTAACTCCAGCTCCAAGTACGGCTCCAACTACAGCACCTACAACAGCTCCTAGTACTGCTCCTACTATGGCACCTACAACGGCTCCAACAACATCACCAACTACTGCTCCTACTTCATCTCCAGTAACAACAGCACCTACAACTGCTCCGACTACAGCACCAACTACAGAACCTACACCTGCTCCAACAACAGCTCCAACTTCAACTCCTACACCAGCTCCAACAACGTCTCCAACAACATCACCTACAACGGCCCCAACTGAAGCTCCAACTACGGCACCTACAACGGCTCCGACAACAGCTCCAACTACAGCTCCGACTGCTGCTCCTGGTTCACCACCAACTCCTCCAACCGAAGCCCCTACTACAGCTCCGACAACGGCTCCAACTACGGCTCCAACCACAGAACCTACTCCAACCCCAACTGAAGCTCCAACTACGGCTCCAACTACAGCTCCAACCACAGAACCTACTCCAACCCCAACTGAAGCCCCAACTACGGCTCCTACAACGGCTCCTACAACGGCTCCAAGTACAGCTCCAACAACAGCCCCTAGTACAGCTCCAACAACTGCTCCAACTACAGCCCCAACAACAGCTCCAACAACTGCTCCAACTACAGCACCAACATCAGCTCCAACTGAAGCTCCAGTAATTCCTCCATTTACAATTCCAAGTTTAACACTTGATTGTAATGCAGGAACCATGTCTGTAACAGCATCAAACGGAGTACCTCCATATGAATTTAGTGCTGATGGTGGATTTACATATTTTGAAGCTCCAGGTAGTAGTTATTCATTTAGCGGATTATCAGGAATTATAAATCCATGGGTTAGAGATTCAACTGGAAATATATATAGATATCAACAACTTGATTGTGGTCCTCTTAATGTAACATTTATACCATCATATTTAACATCTAATGCATCAGGTGAGATATTACAAGGTGCTACTTATTATAGAGATGCTTTTCAAGTTCAAAGTTCTAAAGGTGCTACAATAAGTGTTTCCGGAATACCAGATGCGGGAACAGATACTAGTTTCTTAGGATGGTCATATTACCCATCTACTTTAACAGGCCCAGTTATCACGGAAAATACTAATTATACTCATACTGTTGAAGGTAATGATTATATATATGGTATATTTAAAGATACATCAGTTACTGCAATTCCATTCTGTTTTGCTTTATCTTTAACTAATACATTAACTGATGAAGAATTATTATGGTTCTGTGATGCTTGTAGAACTCCAACAAATGTATTCTTTAGCACCTCAGCATTAGCTGCTGCAGGTAATGATCCATCAAGAATTGCAATATGGTATAAAAATCCAGAATTAACAAATCAAGTAGATAATGGATTTTATAAACAACAATATGCACCACTTGGATCTACTATATTTATATTAAATAATGGTGCTCCATCAGAATATGCTAAAGTTTGTGATTCATCAATGACAGAAAAAGCTCCAGTTAATTGTTAATAAAAATATAAAAAAATGCCATTAAGTTATTCTACAAGTATTTCTTATTCAAGTTCAGATTTTAGTTTTGCTAATGCTAAATCATCTGATGGAACTAATAGATATAATAATAAGAAAAAAGAAATAGTAGTTACTTCAGGAGCTGCTACTTATGGGTATGTTAAATTTCAAATAACCCTTACTGGGAGTAATATTAAATATGGTGCTGTAACTTTTTCTACATCTAATAATTCTTCAATATCAATAGGTCAAAATTTAGATGATGTATTCTATCCATGTATATTAGGTGCACCTAACGGATATGAAATTTCTTTACAACCTGGGGTTCCTAAAACAATATATGTTATTGTGAATTCTAATTCAAAAATAACAACAAAAAAATTAAATATTATAACTGCTGTAGGAGTATCTTCCCCAGCATCAGTTTCATTTGATATTCAATATGATTGTATAACTCCATTATATGAATATTCAGCAGGTGTTCATGTATATTCTCCATATGATGCTGCTAATTCTTCTAAGTTAACTACTAAATTATATTCAAGAATACAAATAGGATCCGGAAATAATGATCCTTTCCCATTAAATCATAAATTATGGGCTTTACCTGATTTTAGCCATCCAGCATATCCATACTACTATTTAATTTCAGGTAATAATAATGTTGTTAAAGTAGGAGGTCCGTATGATAGAACATTTGGTGTTAAAACTTATTATTACATAACACATAGCGGATGGAATGATTTTTGGGGAATTGATCCTGTAGTACAAGTAAAAGAAGAGGGCCCTGCTGATTATGAAGGTGCTACTACTGTTTCAGCATGTGTAAACCCATTAATGACTGATATTGGAAAAGTTAAAAGTTGGTTAAATAAATCAACATATACTAAACCTACATTATATCAGTATATTACTGGATATCATAGTTCTGTTAAAGAAGCTTCTAATGATAACTTTTTTGCTAAATGGGTATTTAGTAATAATAAATTTCATGCTCTTACTGGTAGACGTCATAATATGCTTAGATTAGCATCTGGGTATAAAAAAGGTTTTGCTTCGGATTTTGCTTTTAGTAATAATTTTGAAGCATCTAACTTAATTGCCGCAGGTATAGCTTTAGGAGCTACAGCTTATGCTGGAGTATTATTAGCTAAAGCATTAACCTCCACTGCTATAGCATCTATTTCTACTACTGCGGGAGCAGCAGCTGCGGCATCAATTTCTTCTCCAGTTGTAACAGCTGCTGTGGCTGATATTATTGCTAGTTTAACTTCTACTCTTACAGTTGCCGGGGTATCTTCAGCAGGTGCTGCTGCAAGTTCAACAACAATCCCTATAATATATAGTACAGTATCAGCAGTTGGTGCTGCTCAAAATACATTAGTCTTATATAATGCTTTAGGACAAATAGCAAATTCAATGTCATCTACAGCTATTACTTATGCTAATATAATAACAGCAGGTCCTGGTTCTACTGCTATTAATGGTGGATTTTTAAGCTCAGCTATGAGCCAAACTACTTCTGCTGCTTCTTCTGCTGTATCTACAGGGGCTAAATTAGCTACAACTTCAGGTACTTCAGCATCATCAGCAGCAACCATTTTTGGATTATCAGCTGCTACAGTTGTTCTTATAGTAATATTGATCATAATAGCTATTATTGTGATAATTCAATTAACTGAAAAAATTGAAAAATGGATTACCGAGCAGTGTAAAAATTTTATTTTTCATTATAATACAAATCCATATATTGAAATCGGAGATTCTTTAAAATTTAAAGATAGATTTCTTGATCTTACTAATGGTATACAATGGTATTTTCCAATTGATATATTCGATCCTCCAATATATACTCAAACAAATGATGGATACTATTGTGATGGTGTATATTTTTATCAACAATCTGGTGGAGTTGTTACATCAAAAGAACTATCTTATTCTAATTATACTTTAATTTCAGAAACTCCTAATATAGTAACAGCATATGAAGATTCATTAGATGTTTTAAATCCAACAACAGTAGTTGAAATTGATAGACTCCACCTATTACCATATGCATCTGGTGAGCCTATAGAATATACAGCTTCAGTACCTTTATTTTATAGTGAATATCAAGATAATATAGTTAATATATATCCTAAAGGAGGACTACAAACTAAAATTGAAACAAAAACAATGTATGTTAAAGCTAGTTCATCTATTAGTTATACTAGCTTAGCAGATGCTAATTCTTCTTCATTTGCTTATTTAACATCATCATTAATTCCATTTGTATCATCATCAGGACCACAATATACTCCAATATTCCCAACAGGTTCTGAACGACCAGTTCAAATAACTGGATCTCTTCCTATAATAGGAATAGCTACAACTGGTTCTATTAATGTATCATCTTCATTAAACGCGTTTTTTACTCATGAATTAAAAATTGAAGATGTTCCAACTGCAGTTAATGTATATTATGATAACACTAGTAGCATTGATTTAAGTATAGGAAAAAGATTGTATTATGATAGTTATGGTTATTTTGGTACCTTAGACGGATATTATTCAGTTTCAGGATCTGAAATTCCAAGTTCATCAGCATATAGAGTTTTTATTAAAACTAATGGAGGAATAATACAAAATATTTACTCTATGCCTTTATCAAGTAGTACAACTGTTACTGATCAAGCAAGTAGTTCTTATTCATTAGTTACTGATTATAAAGATTATTCAAGTAATTGGTATTTAGTAAGCAATAATGATGATGAATTAAACACAGATTATGATAATATTGTTAATTATAGCAATATAGGGTTACTTCACCCAGATCATATAATGTCAAGTTCTTATCTTAACTCTGTTGATTTACATCAATTAGTTTCTAGAAAAGGATTTATATCAGGAAGTATGACTGGTACTGGTTCATGTGATAATTATTTTTATTTATATGATTCTAATTTTACAACTGCTAGTATAAATGAAGCTTCTTCATCTTATTTTTATCGACCATGGTTGCCAATATCAGCAAAACCTTCATTTGCATATACTCCAACATCTTCAGTTCAAATAGATATAGAAGAAGTATGTTTTGTATCTGGATCAAATCCTTCAAGTTCATTATATGGATTTAATATATACTCTCGAAGTAATGGGTATTTACGTTCTTTTGGTACTGATGTTTATTTAACAACAAATATATATAAATCAGGAAGTGGATCACCTGTAATTTATAATATAACAGCATCTGATTTATCTCTTACAGTAAATTATAGTGTAAGTTCATCTTATACTAGTAGTTTTATTAATAGTGGTTACCAAACCTCTTGGTTTGTTCCTTACAATAATAGTGTATCATCAAGTGATATTGTTACTTCAATTTCAATAACATCATTATACACAGGTAGTGCAGTTTGTAAAACAAGTTACAATGTTGGAAGTTTTACAGGTTGTGATAATCCAACTCCTGCTCCAACAACAGCTCCAACAACAGCTCCTACAACGGCACCTACTACGGCTCCAACAACAACTCCAACCCCTAACCCAACACCTGCTCCAACTACGGCTCCAACAACAACTCCAACCCCTAACCCAACACCTGCTCCAACTACGGCTCCAACAACAACTCCAACCCCTAACCCAACACCTGCTCCAACTACGGCTCCAACAACAACTCCAACCCCTAACCCAACACCTGCTCCAACAACCGCTCCAACTACGGCACCTTCAACAGCGCCTACTACTACCCCAACTCCTAACCCAACACCTGCTCCTACAACAGCTCCAACTACGGCACCTACAACGGCTCCTACTACGGCACCTACAACGGTTCCTACTCCATCTCCTGTAACACCTGCTCCTAGTACGGCTCCTACAACAGCTCCTACTACGGCTCCAACAACCGCTCCTAGTACAGCACCTACAACAGCTCCTACTACGGCTCCAACAACTGCTCCAACAACAGAACCTACTCCAGCTCCAACTGAAGCTCCAACAACAGCTCCAACAACTGCACCTACAACAGCTCCAACTACGGCACCTACAACGGCTCCAACATCTGCTCCAGTCTTACCTCCTTCTAGTGCATTAACCATGTGGGCTAGATTAGATTCAGGAACTAATCCATTACAAGGATGGGGTACATCTTTTGATGCATGTGCTGGTACAGGTACAGAAATTACAGTATTTGTAAATTCTACTGGATATACTTCAATATATGATGCTTATACTGATGGTAAAGCTTTATATACTACTAATACTCTCCAAACATTGTATGCTGGTGCCGGAACTTATTTTAAAGCAGTTGCTAATAATTCATCAGGTGATTACTTTACAATAGACAATTCAGGATTTATAGATATTTATAGTGCTTGTTCTCCACCAACTACAGCTCCTAGCACTGCTCCAACAACTGCCCCTACAACTGCTCCTAGTACAGCTCCAACAACTGCTCCAACATCAGCTCCAATTCCATTAACAACTTACTATGAAGTATCTTCATGTGTAGATGTATTATATAAATTTACTACAATCCCACCTGATGGAATAAATCAAAGATATGTACTACCAGCAGAACCAGGAGTAAATTATATATATAATGGTAACTCAGTAACCCAATACCCAGCTCCTCCAACATATGATAGTAGCTTCCAGAAAACAACATCATATAATTGTACAGACCCAACTCCATCTCCAACAACAGCTCCAACAACTGCACCTACAACAGCTCCAACTACGGCACCTACAACGGCTCCAACAACTGCTCCAACTACAGCTCCAAGTACGGCTCCAACTACGGCACCTACAACGGCTCCTACTCCAGTATATTATTATAATGCTACTAGATGTGATAATAATACAAATTATATTGTTTATGGTGGAACTAATTACTACAGTACAGGAACTGTTGTTATATCTGGAGGTACAACATATTGTTATACAATTCAAAATGAGGTAATTGCTCAAGCTTACGATGATACAGTGGGTTCTTCAGTAAATAATTGTAATAATGTTGCTTGCTACACAACTCCAGCTCCAACAACTGCTCCAACTACAGCTCCTAGTACTGCTCCAACTACAGCACCAACAACAGCTCCAACTTCAGCTCCTGTAACCCCAGCCCCAACTACGGCTCCTACTACTACTCCAACCCCTAATCCAACCCCTGCTCCAACAACAGCTCCAACAACAACTCCAACACCTAACCCAACTCCAGCTCCAACAACAACTCCAACACCTAACCCAACTCCAGCTCCAACAACAACTCCAACACCTAACCCAACTCCGGCTCCAACAACAGCTCCAACAACAACCCCAACACCTAACCCAACTCCGGCTCCAACCACAGCTCCAACTACAGAACCAACTCCTAATCCAACACCTGCTCCAACAACAGAACCAACTCCTAATCCAACACCTGCTCCAACAACATCTCCAACTCCTTCTCCAGTTACACCAACATGCTATACTTACACTAACAGCGATTATTCCCCTGATATATTTGTAGAATATGTATCATGTGTCGGATCCACAACATCTACTAATTTAGCATTTGGTGACAGTATTTGTGCTCAGTATCTTATATCAGGTGATTTATCTCAAGGAACAACTTGTGGTTAATATATTTATAACATATGCCCGTAATACATAAAGACAATTTTAAATTATCCTTTACTAATCAACACACAGTGTATGAAAACTATATCACTGCTAAGATTAAAGAAAATGAATTTAATTTAACATATAATAAATCTTTACTTCAGACTGGCTCAAACGCCTACTCTGAAGTAAAGAACTTTGCTACTGGATCTGATTTCCATCCATACGCAACAACAATTGGTTTTTACAACGACAATAATGAATTATTAATGGTTGCTAAATTTGGCCAACCTGTTCCTATATCAACAGAAACAGACATGACATTCTTAGTACGTTACGATACTTAAAATAAAATAAAAGTTATGATGCAAGTAATAGGCTCTACTACTAAAGTGGAGGATTTAATTAATGATCCCAATTTTAATATCAATGAATATGTAGGTTATATTTATGTAACAAGTCATATACCTACTGGACGTCAATATATTGGTAAAAAAATTTTTTTCCATACTACAAATAAAAAATTAGGTAAAAAAGAATTACTTGAAATCCCTATTACTAGAGGTAAAAGACCTACTAAAAAACAAGTAGTGAAAGAAAGTGATTGGAAAACATACTACGGTTCATCAACTGAAATCAAATCATTACCTAAAGAAGAAATGTTACGTCATGTTTTAAAACTATGTAAAACTAGTAAACAGTTAACATATTGGGAAACAAAATATTTGTTTCAATATAATGTTTTAGAAGATGATCGTTATATAAATGATAATATATTAGGTAAATTTTATCGTAAGGATTTGATATAATAAATTTCCTAACTACATTTATTGTTATGGAAAACCTAGTTTTGATAAACTTATTGGAAAATGTGTTAGGTAAATCTAAACCTACATCTAGAGGCAATCACTCATTTCATTGCCCGTTCTGTAATCACCATAAACCTAAGTTAGAAATTAATACACTTACCAATGAAAAAAAGGAAAATCCTTGGCATTGTTGGGTTTGTAATACTAAAGGTAAAACAATTAGATCGTTGTTTAAAGCCTTAAAAATAAATGGTTCTAAATTAGAACAATTAGATTCTATTATTATCCCAAACAAACAATCAGAAGTAAAATATGAACAAATCCAAATACCTAAAGAGTTTATTGCTTTTAAAGATGTTGATAAATTAGATAAATTAGGTCAAATTAAAGCAAAACACGCAGTTACTTTTTTAAAAAATAGAGGTGTTAATAAATCTCAAATATTAAAATATAATATAGGATTTTGTTTAGAAGGTGAATATGCTGATCGAATTATTATCCCTTCATATGATGCTGATGGTCAATTAAATTATTTTATGGCCCGTTCATTTGAACTGGATTCATCACGCAAATATAAAAATCCATCAGTTAAAAATAAAAATATAATAGGATTAGAATATTTTATAAATTGGGAAGCTCCAATTATACTTGTTGAAGGTATATTTGATGCATTAACAATACAACGTAATGTTATACCTTTATTTGGTAAAACATTATCTGAAGCGCTAATGAAAAAATTAGTATTATCGGATACTGAAAAAGTATATGTTGCTTTAGATAAAGACGCTCAACGTGAAGCGCTACAGCATTGTCAAACATTAATGAATTATGGTAAAGAAGTTTACTTAGTTGAAATGGATGGTAAAGATGCTAATGAAATCGGATTTAAGAATTTCTTAAATATAATTGAAAACACATATCCACTAACCTTTGAAAAAATAATGGGTATAAAACTAAAAATCTCATGATTGAACAAAACTCGAATGTAATTAATGATCCAAATATTAAAAGGATTGTTGAACACACAACAGATTCTAAACAAATAAATATTTTAGATAGTCGTTTTTATAGACGTAGTAATAAGTATTACCCATCTGTTACTTCGATATTAAATTATTTTCCTAAAAACAATTTTTTTCATTCATGGTTAAAAGATGTTGGTCATAATAGTGAAATTATTATGCGTAAAGCAGCTAATGAAGGAACACAAGTACATGATGCTATTGAAGATTTTTTAGGTGGAAAAGAAATTACATGGATTGATCAATATGGAACAGCTAGATATCAATTAGATGTTTGGAAAATGATTTTACGATTTGCTGATTTCTGGAATCAAGTAAAACCAGAATTAGTATCAAAAGAATATCATCTATTTTCTGATCAATATGAGTATGCCGGTACGGCGGATTTAATTGTAAGAATCAACGGGGAACTGTGGTTATTAGACATTAAAACTTCAAATTCACTACATACATCATATGATTTACAACTCGCGGCTTACGCGCAGGCTTGGAATGAAACTCATACTGAACATGTTACACGTACTGGTATTATTTGGTTAAAAGCTAAAACACATAGAGAAGGTAAAGAAGGCTCAATGCAAGGTAAAGGATGGCAAGTTAAAATTGTAGATGATATAGAAAAGAATTTTACTATGTTTACTAAAATACAAGACATATATAAACTTGAAAATCCAAATGCTTCTCCATATACTGAAACCTTACCTACATCAGTTAAATTGAATGCAGAAAATTAATATTTATAAGTATATTATACTGTATATTAATTAATGAAAATAGTAATTTACCCAGGCGCGTTTAAACCACCTCATAAAGGTCATTTCCAAGTAGTTAAAAAATTAGTTGATAGAGATGATATTTCTGAGGTGGTTATTGCTGTTTCACCTAAAGATCGTGGTGGAGTGTCATTAGATCAAGCATTAAAAGTTTGGGAATTATATGTTAATTTATTAGGTCCTAAAGTTAAAGTTATACCATCTGAAGGTTCTCCTGTATATTATACATTATCTTCAATTAAAAATAACCCAGATCAAGATTTTGTAGTTGCATTTGGTAAAGAAGAAAGTTCTCGTTTTGCCTCATTAGCTGATAATCCTAAAGTTGAAGTATTTGATGCTGGTAATTTTGAAAATATATCAGCTACTGACTTTAGAGATGCTATTCAAGCTCGTAATGTAAAACAAGTAGCTAATTTTTTACCTGCTGGTATTTCAACAAAACAATTTTTTGATGCTTATGGTAGTGTTTATAATAACAATGAAGAACCTATCCATGAATCATCATTACACGAAAATAAATTCCCACTATTAAAAGAATTTATTGGGTATTGTAGAGAATATTTAAAATTAAAATCATTACCTCCATTAAAAATGTCATATGATCCTACAACAGCAGAATCAAGACGTTCATTTGGTGGGTATGATCCAAATAATAAAAGTATAGAATTAAGTGTAGCTAATCGCCATCAAGCTGATGTTTTCAGAACATTAGCACATGAATTAGTTCATTACAAGCAAGATATACAAAATAGATTAACACCTGAATCAGGCAAAACAGGTCATGCTCATGAAAATGAAGCTAATGCTGCTGCCGCTATAATGATGAGAAACTTCGCTCAAATGCGACCTGAAATGTTTGTAGTAAAATGATAAAATTATTTGATTTATTAAAAGAAATTGTTTCACCTCAAAATAAAATGATAATTTTAGCTGGAGGTGCTGGAGTTGGTAAATCTACTTTAATAGATAAAATTAAAGGATTATCACCTGGTTTTGAAATAATTAATCCTGATAAATACATTGAGGACAAATCAAGCCCAATGTTTAATAATTTATCAGCAGCTTCTGCTCAAGTAGATGATGTTGATGTACCTAATGCTCTTTCATCAGGTAAATCATTTATTTGGGATACAACAGCATCTAATGCTGCTAAATTACTTGGGGGAACATATAAACGTAAAGAAACTCCAGGATTATTAAATGCTGCTTCTAATTACGATACATTAATGATTATGGTGTATGCTCATCCTATTGTATCATTTTTAAGAAATTTTAAACGTGAGCGTAAAGTACCTAAAATAGGTGTTATATCAACATGGAATAATGTATACGGTAATATTGATGCTTATAAAAATAAATTAGGTGATAATTTTGTATTATATCAAGCACCAGATGATGAGTATAAAAAAGAAATAGAAGAATTTAATCAGGCCGTTCAACAAGGAAAATTATATGAATGGTTAGAAGAACTAACATCTCAGAATCCAGAACAATTTGTATCTACTTTCCGTAAAACTCAGGATGCACCTTTATCACCTGAAGAACAAGCTAAAAAAGATAAAGCGACAGAAAAATCAAGAGAACTATTTAAACAATTAGTATCTCAATTAGAACGTGAATTTATCACTATAGATAAAAAAATTAAAGATTCTGTTTTATCTGAACCTGAACTTATATCTAAAGTAAAATCATTTAATAATCAATCTTCTGAATTAAACGAAGCACAACAACAATATAAATTATATTGTGATATGGATGGTGTATTAGTTGATTTTGAACGTGGGTATAATGATTTAACTGGTAAAAAAACACCAGGTGTCAATTCAACATATAATAAAGAGGATTTTTGGGGAGCAATTACTAAAGCAGGTGCTAAATTTTGGGCTGATTTGGATTGGATGTCTGATGGAAAACAATTGTGGGATTATATTAAACAACATAATCCTAAATTATTAACTGCTCCTTCACGTGAAATATCATCTGAAATAGGAAAAAAAGAATGGGTTGATAAACAAATACCGGGTACTCCAATTATATTCAAACAAGCAAAAGACAAAAAGGATCTAGCAGAACCAAATGCTATATTAATTGACGATAGAAAAGATAATATCCAACAATGGATAGATGCTGGAGGAATTGGTATTCGCCATACTTCAACAGCATCAACAATAAAACAGTTAGAAAAATTAGGGTTATAAAATGGCAAAAGAAACATTGTTACAAAAAGAATTCGCTGAAAAAGATATAAAACGAATTCGTAATCTAGTATCAGGTAATTATAATGATGCTACACAAACTCAAGTAGGATATTCTCGTAGACATATTGAGCGAAAAGAGGGAGAAGTATGGGAAGAAAATGGTAAATCATGGACTGTAAAAAATGGAATAAAAATTAGTGTATCTAAATTAGAACGCGCTAAAACATACTCTTATACTCCTATTCTTTGTCCTAATTGTTCTAAACCTATGAAAGGACAACATGATAAAAAAATGTTTCGTATTCATAGTATGTGTTTAGATTGCGTCATTGAAATGGAAACTAAATTAAAATTAGAAGGAAAATACGAAGAATACGAAAAAAATATTGTTAAAAACAATGCTAACTTTATGTTAGATGAATTTGAAAATGGATTTGAAGATTTTTTAAATAGTTTTGATGCTACTAGTTTTGTTACTGAACAAGGTGATATTGAAGATTGGCATGTAAAAGCATTAGATAAACAAAAAATCCGTAAACAAGTAACGAAAGATTTAGAAGAAGCTAGGGTTAAATTAAACTCTTAATATTTATAAGTATAATGATCTTAAAAATTTTAAATGAGATGAATGACTCAACTGAGTTAAATGCTGCTGGGGTAGCAACAACGTGTATTGCTTTATTCAACAGCTTTTTTCAAATGCTAAATCCTGTACTTACTGGCCTATTTTATATCCTATCTATTGGATGGTTAGGAGTGCAAATATACTATAAAATTAAACGTAACGGAAAATGAAAGCTTCTGAACTTAGAGAACTTATTGCTTTGGAATTAAAAAAAGCTAAAAAAGATTATGATGGAGATGGTAAAATAGAATCTTCACAAGATGAATATATGGGTTCTCGTGATAAAGCTATTAAAAAAGCAATGTCTAATGAAGATTTAGATATAGGTCATCAAGACGATGAGCCAGGAATGCTTAAAAATGATCTAGCTAGAGCTGCTAAAATGGCAGCTATGTTATACAAAAAAGTAGATGCTTACGATAAAATGGGTGGTGAAGTAGATTTTCCACAATGGTGGCAAGAAAAAATAATTAAAGCTAAAAGTTATTTACAAAGTGCTTTTGATTATTTAGATGGCGAAGAAATGATAGCTCAAATAGATCGTTCTAATCAATCGGAATAATGATTAAATTAGTTAATATATTAAGTGAAGTATCCGAGGTATCACCTCCATATATGTACTCACCAGTAGGATTTGGGTGCCACGTATGTAAATTCTACTATAAACAAGATGATAAACATATGTGTGCAAGCACAGATTATCAAGAATATATGGGTACTTCTGAATTAATTGATAATGATGGAAATCAGATAAAAGATCCTTCTAAATGGTGTTCTAACTGGTTTTTACCAAAACAAGAAGAAAAATGAAGTTATCTGAATTAAAAAATATAATTCGTACTACTATAATGGAAAAAAAGCTTTGTCCTAAAGGCAAAGCTTATTACAATCGCCGTATAGCAGCAGGTGAAGTACCATCTGCTTATTTATCAGGTCGTGCTGTTAAAGTATGTAAAGGATTAATGGAAGAAGATATTAATCCATTAACTTGGGAACCTATTATTAAAGCAGAATCTGAAGAAATAGAACGTACAGCAGAAGATTTAGGTTTACCTTATGATGTAGTATATGATTCTTTCGTTAATGGTAAAGAAGTTACTTTAAATGATGATATGTGGTCACGTTTAGAAAATACTGACTCATATGATGTAAATTCTGAAGAAGAAGCGGTAGAATTAGCGCAATATTACGGTAAAGATATTCAAAGCATATTGTCTGCTGAAAAAACTCCTCCCGCGTTAATATTGCAATATTCTCCAAATAAATTTTATTTAGTAGGTGGTAATACTCGTTTAATGGTTGCTAGAGCTAAAGGTGTAAATCCACAAGTTATTTTAGCTACTATTGAACCTTTAAATAAGTACGCTTACCAAGATGTAAATGATATATCTGAGTCACTTCGTGATTGGTTTAAAAAAGAAGATTGGGTTCGTATTGATACTCAAGGTAATATAACTGGTCCTTGTGGTACAATGAAAAAAGGACAAGCAACTACCCGTTGTTTACCTCGTGCTAAAGCGAATTCATTAACTAAAGCAGAACGTGCTGCTACTGCTCGTAAAAAAGCAGCTGCTGATCGTAAAGGCGATCGTGTAGTTCCAAATACACCAAAAGCTAAAGTACGTTTAGAAGAAGATTGTGGATGTAATGGTCCTAAATTAATTTTAAAAGAAGGACAAAATGTTCCTGTATTATCTGAAGGATTAAAACATCATATAGCTGAAGGATTACAATTAATTCATAATATTTATCGACCCTTATCTAAGCAATATTTTGAATTGTTCAATGAAGCTAGAAAATTATATAATGAAGGATTACTTTCAGTAACTGAAGATGATATTGAGATATTAGAATCAAATATTGGGGAAATGTTTACGTATAAAGGTATTGAATTTCCACTTGATTATATTTTAACTGAAGAAGAATTAGTAGCTGAAGTAGATAAAAAGAAAACTCCACCTATTGGAAAACCAAAACGTGGTGGTTCTAAAAAATTCTATGTATATGTTCGTAAACCAGGTGGAGGTATTAAAAAAGTATCATTTGGTGATACAACAGGTTTAAGAGCTAAATTGAATAACCCACAAGCTCGTCGTGCATTTGCTGCTCGTCATGATTGTAAAAATAAAAAAGATAGAACAAAAGCATCTTATTGGTCATGTCGTTTACCTCGATATGCTAAATTATTAGGTTTTAAAACAACATTTAGTGGATACTGGTAGACCATATACTGATTTAGAAAATACCGAAGAATATGTAATAAGAGAGTTCGATGAGAATATAGATCCCATCGAACTTCTTTGGCATCGTGATGATGAACATAGAACATTATATCTTCAAGGTGAAACTGATTGGAAAATACAATTAGAAGACGAATTACCAATTACATTTGCTCAACCAATATTTATACCCAAACACAAATACCATCGTTTAATTAAAGGAAATGGTAAGTTACGACTAAAAATTTATAAATATTAGTTATATGATAACGAAACAAAACTTTTTCTTAATTATAATATTAGTATTAATTGGAGTAATTGTAATACAACAATGTACTTCTAATAGTGATAGCGATAAACCAATAATTAAAGTTGATGGTAAAAAATATGAGCTATTATCTCAAAAAATAGACACTGTATTTGTTGATAAATTTAAAACAAAATATTTAAAAGGTTCAGATATATACCATGAAACTATAGTTGAAAAAGAAAAACGAGTTGAAGTACCTGTTTATTTAAAAGGAGATACTATTCGTATAGTCGAAGATTACCATAAAAAAGTATTATATAAAGATAAATTAGTATTAGATGATAATTTAGGTACTATTGAATTAACTGATACTATATCTATGAATAAAATTATTGGTCGTAAATGGAATGCTCAAGTTAGAGAACGTACTATAACCGATACTAAAATAGTAAAAGAATTACCTAAAAACCAAGTATATGTTGGTGTGAGTGGTGTTGTTGGTAACTCATTAGTATTAGCTGGTCCTAATATATCACTGAAAACGAAAAAAGACAATATTTATGGTCTGAATGTATATGTTGATCCTAATCTAAACAAATATATAGGAATTAACTTAGCTTGGAAAATTAAACTTAAAAAATAATGACTCAGAACGAAAAATTGCGATTAATGGTTAAAAAAATGATCGCGGAAGCAGTTTCTCATCGTATTGCTCAAATTGATGAAGCTGGTGATATTGCAGCAAACGAAGCAAAAATTGC